AAACTCGCTCACATACGGATGGATTTCGCAGGAATAATGCAAACTATTGGAATAAAAGGGAGATATGTAGGTTTTACCTATATTCGTCCATTATATGGTTTTGCCCCGTTTTGGAGGAGTTAGGAAAATAAATTGCTACTTATCCGTTGCCTGTTCAAGGTCGAAAACAATATTGGAAAAAGGTCTATGCACTGCCACTGACATCACCGTAAAGAACGCTGTTTCACTCATATTTTGCGAGTACAAAGTTAATGCTTTTTTCGCTAAAGGGAAAAAATACGGGTTCTGAATGTTACGCATGGAGCTTCTTTCCATATTCCGCTATATTCGTCATGCCGTTCATTTGCTCGATATCCGGTAATTTTGCAAACAAAGTAAAAGGTTATGGAACAAGCGAATGTAAAGGTGTCGTTCTACCTCAAAAAGAGCGAGGCGGATGCCGATGGTATGTGTCCTGTAATGGCAAGGCTGAACATCGGCAAGTATTCTGAAGCGGCTTTCAGCCTGAAACTCCGTGTGCCGCAGGCAATATGGAGTTCGGGGCGTGCTTCAGGCAAAAGTGTGAAGGCGAAGGAAATCAACAATCGGCTGGATGAAATCCGTGCGATGGCATTGGGAATCTATGCTGAACTGTCGGTTGTTCGTGACAGTGTGACTGCGGATGATGTCAAAAGTCTGCTGTTGGGTATGGCTGGTGAACAGACAACGTTATTGAGCTACTTCCGCACGTTTATTGAGAACTTCGCGAAGCGCGTGGGTGTAAACCGGACCGAAGGCAGTTTGAGAAGCTATCGGAACGCCTACAACCATGTGGAAAGGTTCATGCGGGAAAAGTACAACTTGTCGGATATCCCGTTTTCGGCATTGACCCTCTCCTTCATACAGGATTACGATTCGCACCTTCGGACAGATTGTCGCCTCTCTCCGGGAACGATTATCAACCTGACCGTGCAGTTGAAAATCATCGTTGGTGAAGCCGTAGCGGACGGCATCATCACCACCTACCCGTTTACCGGCTATGAACCCGTGCGCCCGAAACAGAAACGGAGGTATCTCACATCCGAGGAACTGCAACGGCTTATGACCATGCCTCTTCACAGACCGAACCTTTATCTCACACGGGATTTGTTCCTCTTCTCATGCTACACCGGCATCCCGTACAGTGATATGCGGCTTCTGTCGAAAGAGCATCTGTCACTTGCCGATGACGGCACATGGTGGATCAGAAGCTCGCGCCGGAAAACCGGAGTCGAGTTTGAAATCCCCCTGCTGGACCTGCCGTTACATATCATGGAGAAATACAGGGACACAGCGCCGGACGGGAAACTGCTACCCATGTATTCCAACAGCACGATGAACCTTAACTTAAAACGTATCGCAAAACTCTGTGACATAGACTGTCCGCTGGTTTTTCATGCCGGCCGCCATACCTATGCGACCGAAATCACGCTCGGACATGGGGTTCCGCTTGAAACGGTCAGCAAGATGTTGGGACACGCCCGGATTGAGACGACCCAAATCTATGCCAAAGTGACTGACGACAAGATAAATGCCGACACCCGTGTGCTGAACGAGAGGATAGCGGAACGCTTCTCCGTGGTTATTTGACAAACGACTAAAACGCAATAAGATGAAAAAGAAAAGTGAACATGCAGACAAAACCATCAGACATCGCAGTACATTCGCGATACTGTTTTATATCAACCGCACCAAAATGCGCAAGGACGGAACCTGTCAATTATTGTGCAAGGTAAGCATTGATGCCGAATGGGAACAGATTGGCACGAAGGTATCCGTCAATCCCGACATCTGGAATCCGGAAAAAGGCCTTGCCAACGGACGCAGTGCGAATGCGGTGACAGTGAACCGTGCCATAGACGAATTGACGGAGGAGATTACCGGACATTACAACCGGATTAAGAACAGCCTGGGATTCATCACGGCGGAACTGGTGAAGAACGCCGTAATGGGTGTCGGGCTGAAACCGCTTACCCTGCTGGCTCTCTTCCGGGAACATAACGAAGATTTCAGAAGACGTGTTGGGCTGGACCGCATCAAGGAAACGCTTGATTCTTACTTGAGATCGTACAAGCACCTTTCCGCTTTCATCAAGGATAAGAAAGGCGTGGAAGATGTCACGCTACGTAGCCTTGACAAGAATTTCTATGATGATTTTGAACTGTTCCTTTGCAAGGACTGCCACATGATGCCCAAGACCGTGCATGAGCATCTGTACCGCCTGAAAAAGATGACCAAACTGGCAGTCAGCCAGGGAACGCTCCGCCGTGACCCGTACTGCCGTCTCCACCCTGCGTTGCCACGACGGAAGAGCCGCCACATGAAGCTGGAAGACCTCAAGAAACTTATGGAGACTCCCGTGGAGAAACCTCAACTGCAATTCGTGAGGGACATGTTCCTGTTTTCGACCTTTACCGGACTGGCTTACGCGGACTTGAAAAGGTTGAAGACAAGTGACATCACACAGTCCGAAGACGGCGCATGGTGGATTCACATACGCCGTCAAAAGACAGACACGCTTTCATCCGTCCGCCTGTTGGATATTCCCTTACGAATCATTGAAAAATACCGGAACCAGCGACAAGGGGATAATGTGTTCAATGTTTACCGCCGCGGCTATTTTATCCTGCTGACGCGGGAACTGGGAAAGGTGTACGGTTTCGATTTGACCTTCCACCAGGCCCGGCATAATTTCGGAACCCATGTCACACTCTCACTCGGAGTCCCGATAGAGACGGTTAGCCGCATGATGGGACACATGTCGATTTCTACAACGCAACTTTACGCGCAGGTGACGGACAAGAAAGTGGACGAGGACATGAAGGCTTTGAAAGCAAGCGGTTTCAGCAGCACGACTGAACTTTGCGAGGAGGATTTCACCGCTCGGAAAGGCAGAAAAAGGCCCCCCCGCGCTATCTGAAAATCAAGAACGGAGAAACGCATGTCCCTATGAACGGGCCGTTTCTCCGTTTTGTCATGTCACACCCACCGCATATCTTCCTTGCACCGCTTGTAGGAATCTTCCAATATTTTAAGGATGTCCGATTCCTTGTAGAGAGCCTTGCCCTGTACCAGATAGTAAGGGACAACACCAAGTGTGCGGTATTCCTGCAATGTCCGTCTGCTGACCCTCAGAATTTTGGATAGTTCCTCGTCCGTCAGGAAACGTTCGCCGTGGAATACGGATTTAGGGGTGTCCTCCATCGCTGCGATTAACCGCTCCATATTGTCAAGTCCCTGAAACAGGACATCGACACGCGGGTCTTTCCGTTCTAAAAAATGATAGCTCATAGTTCTCGTTTTAAGTGGTAGTAATTCGATTCCAATAGTTTGTGTACGTCTTCGGTTTTGAAGAAAATCTTGTGCTTGATGCGTGAGTAAGGCAGGATACCCTTGTCACGGTACACCTGAAGCGTCTTTTTGGATATGCGCAATATCTCGCACACCTCCTGGTTGTCAAGCCACTTTTTTAAGCCGAGGTCTTCCACCGGACGGCACATACCCATTACCTTTTCCTCCAGTTTGCCGAAACGTACCCGAAGTTCATCGAACGTCTGTTTGTCGATACATACTATTTCCATACCAGTCATTTTTTGAGTTGAACATCCATCCGATTTTTCAGTTTTGGGGGCAACACCTTCCCTTTTTGGTTGAGGAACGCTTCCACTTCGGAGGCCTTGTAGTAAGTCCGTCCGTCAATCATGTAATAGGTGACATACTTCTTCTGGCGGTAACGTGCCAGCGTGCGTTTGGTGATACCGAGCAATTGGCAAAGGTCATAGTTATCCAGAAGTGTGTCGCCTTCCAGACACTCTTTCAACTTGTTCATCCGCTCCAGGGTACGGTCGATCCTATCAAACCGTTCCATGATTTGCATGAGCATTATTTGGACACTTTCGCTGTTTATCTGTAGCATAATGCATTCTGTCTTTAGTGTAAATAATAGTTTTGCTTACACCTTGTCGCGCAACAGGTTATACTACATATAGGGCTAATGGCGTACCAATGACCATGTATTTCACTGAATGGCATTGGCATTCCATTGAAATACAGCGGAATAAAAATTTTTAGTATGAAAAGTGGAGATGAAAATGTTCTTGCAAAATGCAAGTTTTTTCGCAAAATGCAAGTTACATCTTGCAAGATTTGCGGTAGATCAGACGGCAGATGCCGTTGGAAAAAGAGGTGGTTTTATGCAGTTCCCAATGTTGTGGTCGGAATGTATTCAACACGGGAATCCCTTGTCCGGCAGAAAACGGCAGCTGGTAAACCACAAGTTCATCAACAAGATCATAGAGGAAAAGCCCGCGAAGCAGCTCCACCGATTCCGGTTCTATGATTTCAGCAAGGTAAATGAATGAATCGTCCCTGTTGTCTTTCTCGCAAAGCAAATCAAGGATGGAATGGGGCAATATAAGGGCCGAGCAGCGTTCACGCCAAAAGGGGAAACCCCGCCTGTCGTTTCTTACCCAGGACACAAGTGCTCCGGCCGGTTCCGGAAGGAAACCGTCCAATGTTATTGCCGTCACAACTTGAATCCTTGCCATAGCTTTAATTCTTTTTCAACCGGAAACTGTAAAAAAGAAGCGTGCAATCCACGCTATTTCTAATGGAGGCTCTGGAATGCCCTTAACAGGAATAGGTGAATGCACGCTATGCCAAGGCATAGCATAAGCAATCACGCAATAGTTCCTGTTAATGTTCATTTTCCAGATTCCCATTAGGACGCTTGCGGTCTTATGTCTATATATAAACGGCAACTGCCCATTAGACAGCACGCCGCATTTTTCGCTATTTAAATGCAAAAGTACACATATTCAGTGACATTTGCACTATTTTTAGTCGTCAAATTCATTTCAGCCCGTATTTCTTCATCTTCCTGTACAGTGTTGCCGGGTTGATGTTCAGCATTCCAGCCGCTTGTTCCCGGTGACCGTTGCAGGCTTTGAGAGCCCTGATAATGCTTTCTTTCTCAAATGCTTCACCTTTCAGAGGCAGGATTGCAAGTGTGTCTGTTTCTTCATTTCTACATACACAGACAGTTATTTCCAATCCATCCACGTCAAGCATCGGAGACTCAGAGACCAGTACGGCACGCTTGACACGGTTTCGGAGTTCACGCACGTTGCCCGGCCACCGGTAGGCAAGCATCCTCTGTTTGGTCTCTTCGGTAAATCCTTGCGTAGTCCTTTTCAGTTCTTTCGAGAAACGTTCACGGAAAAACTCCGCCAACGGAATGATATCTTCCGGGCATTCCTCCAGGGAGGGCTGCCGGATCTCAAACTCGTTCAGACGATGGTAAAGGTCTTCCCTGAACCGTCCCTCCTTGATGGCCTGTTCCATATTCTCGTTTGTCGCGGAAATGACCCTGACATCCGAAATCCGTTCCCTGCCGCTTCCTATCGGGGTATATACATTCTCCTGCAATACTCGTAACAGCATGGATTGGATTTCATGCGGCATCGTGCCTATCTCGTCAAGGAACAGTGTGCCGCCTTTCGCCAGGTCAAAATATCCGGTCTTTGCCGTGTCCGCCCCGGTGAACGCGCCTTTCTCATGCCCGAAGAACAGCGAGGCTGCCAGCTCACGGGGTAACGCGCCGCAGTTTACGGCGACAAAAGGCTTGCCGTATCGTTCGCTATTGTCATGGATGGTCTGCGCCACCGACTCCTTGCCGGTCCCGTTGGCCCCGAGTATCATCACGGACATATCGGACGGGGCGACCAGTCTGGCGAATTTCTCCACTTTCAGGATCATGGGACTTATACGGCGGAACAACTGCCGTTCCTGCTTTCTCACGGTGGCTACCGGGTGGAACACATCTTCCGCCAGTTCCAACAGATGTTCCCGGTGTACCGGTTTGGGCAGGTAGTCCCTGGCTCCCAGTTTGATGGTACGCACAACGTCCGGGACGGAAACGAATTCGGTCGTTATGATGAACGGGATGTCTTTCTTCTCCTTGCGCAACCATTCCAACAGGGAAATGCCGTCGCCTTCCGGCAACCGCACGTCCGACAATATAAGGTCGAACTGCGTTTTGCGTATCAACGAGCGGGCTATCGGCTCGCTCATGGCTGTCACAGCGTCATAACCGGCCCGGGAAAGCCAGTCTTTCTGTATTTGCGACAGCCCCACGTTGTCTTCAACTATCAGTATCTTCCGTTTCATTTGTCAGTCTTTTTATCTCGGCTTCCGCCGCCTTGATGAGCATGGCGGTGCTGTCTATTATCTGCCGGGTATATTCTTTTAACTCTTTGTCGCTTGTTTTACTGTCTTTCAACAAAGCACGGTAAGCCAGCAGGGGCTCTTCCATCCGTAGGAACTCCCACATCGGTTGCATACGGTGGGTGATTTCACGCAACTTATGCCTGTCGCCGTTTTTCATGGCGGCATCAAGTTCTTCTCGGTCTTTCTCTGATTGGGATATAAGAGAAAGCAGTGCCTTGTGCTTGTCATTGACCTCTGAAAGGACCAAACTGAAATCAACCTCCGGTTTTTTCTCCCGCCTGTCTGTCTTCATCCTCGAAAGCAGGCCGAGCAGTTCCGAGGATGAAAACGGTTTATAGATGTAGTCCGTAAATCCGGCATGGAGAAAAGCTTCCTTGTCCCTGTCTCCGCGTGCGGTCATGGCTACAATAGGGATGGTACGGGAGTTTCCGATGTTCGAGTTGCGCAATAGGGTTAATAAATCAATACCGTTGGTACCCGGCATTTGAATGTCGGAAAGCAGCAGGTCATAATCCTTGCCCCGCATCGCCTTGACCACGTCCTTGGAGGTTACGCAGGTAGTACAATTCATCCCGTTACGCTCCAGCATTTCCTTTATCACATTCAACAGCATCGTGTCGTCATCAATGACAAGTACATTCCGAGGCAAATGTGCCGGATGTGGAATTATCAAGTTCTCGCTCTCTACCGTTTCATCCGTGGTTTTCAATGGAAGTGTAACACGGAACGTGCTACCCTGGTCAATGCCGCTCGTCACGTCTATTGTCCCGCCAAGCAGGTTGACAAGACCTTTTGTTATCGGCAGGCCCAATCCGAAACCCTCCGCGTTTCTGACGGAACCCAATCGTTCAAACGGGCGGAAGATACGTAAAAGCGCATCTTCACTCATGCCAATGCCGGTATCCTTGATTTCCAACACCAACTCCCCTTTGTTATAACGAGCATTCAAGCTGATTGTGCCGGTTTCTGTAAATTTGACGGCATTGCTAAGCAGGTTGTCCAGAATCTGTTCGATACGGTCCACGTCACCGCAAAGCTTGACATCGGTACCGGTAAAATCGTGATTGAATAGGATGCCTTTGTTATTGATTACGTGGGAGAAGCCGAAGGCAATGCGTTCCAACAGGGCATTCAGGTTGAACGGCACATCGTTGCGGGTTTCCTTGGCCTCGTTCAGGCGGTACACGTCCAGCAGGTTGTTAAGCAGGTGTACAACGTGCCGGCACACGATCCTGATGTTGTTCAGGTGCGTGTTCCTGCGTTTCTTTTCACGGGTATCCACGGCAAGTTCCGCACTGCCGCTGATTACGTTCAGAGGGGCGCGGATGTCATGAGAGATTGTCAGGATGATATTCTTCCGCATTTCTAACAGCGCGATGTTCTGCTCTATCGTTTCTTCCAGATGCTTCCTGTTTTTTGCCTTGACCTTAATATCCCGTTGTATGACAAGATACGAAATGAACAACAGGATGATTGAGAATATAATCAAGCCGGTAATGACCAAAGTCGAATGTTCGTAGGAAGCTTTCAGACGCTCTTCCTTGCTCCTGAAGGCGTTCCATGTCTGCTCATCCAGACTTGTAATAAGTAAACGCAATTTCCGGTTGAGTTCCCTATTGGAAAAGCCACTCTACTTTGACCCTTTTGGCCAAACAGAATTCACCCCTTTGGCCATAATATGATTGACCCTTTTGGCCCAAATAACATTAACCGCTTAACACAAGAGTTATTAGAGATTTTTTGTGTAGATTTAAGAACCCGAGTCCTGGTGTAAGGGGTAATAATAAAATCTATACAAATGAATAAAAGAATCAAGAACATTTTAAGATGTTATGCGGTTGGGATGGGTATCAAGGAAACGGCAGCCACGTTCCATACTTCCCGTAACACAGTCCGCAAGTATGTACGTCTGTTCCTTTCAAGTGGGAAAAGCATCGAACAGCTTCTCTCCCTCTCCGAGGAGCAGTTGCATGAGATGTTTGGCGGTACGGAATCCCGACATCGGGAGCCTTCTTCCAAAAGGATTGAATTGGAGGCTTTGCTTCCCGGATATGTATCCCGCCTGACGCGCAAAGGAATGAGTGTCAGAAAGTTGTTTAAAGAGTATCATGCTGAATATCCTGACGGTCTTCAACTGTCTTCCTTCAAGCGGGCTGTCCGCCAGTACAAGTTCCACATCAAGGTCGTCGGCCATGTCGAGCACTATGCCGCAGACCAGATGTATGTTGATTTTGCCGGTGACAGGCTTGAAGTTGTCGATGAGATGACAGGCGAGACGAAGAAGGCCGAGGTCTTTGTCGCTGTCCTGCCGTTCAGTCATTATACCTATTGTGAAGCCGTATGGTCACAGCGCAAGGAAGACCTGATAAGGGGATGTGAGAACGCCATGCAATATTTTGAGGGCGTCCCGGCGGCCATCGTTCCCGACAATCTGAAAGCGGCTGTCATACGGAGCGACCGTAACGAGCCGGTCATCAACGATGATTTCGCCGCCTTTGCCGAGCATTACGGCTGTGCGGTCTATCCTGCCCGTGTACGCCACCCCAAGGACAAGGCCCTGGTTGAGAATACCGTGAAACTTCTCTACCGTTCCGTTTACCTTGATATAGAGGGGATGACATTCTCCAGCCTGGACGGACTCAATGCCGCCATCCGCATTTCCCTGCTTGATTTCAATGAAAAGGTGATGGCCGGTCGGGAGATGTCACGTAAGGAGATGTTCCTGAGTGGCGAGAAGGACTATCTCCGTCCGCTTCCCCAGAAACGTTACGTAATGAAAGAAAGAAAACTCATGACCGTGGGTAAGAACTCTTATGTTTCGTTGTTCAGACACCATTACAGTGTCCCCAAGGAATATGTAGGAAGGCGTGTGACGATTCTCTATGATGCCGATACGGTGGAAATCTACTGTGGCATGAGCCTTGTCGCCACTCACGACCGCTGTGACATCCCCTACACCTATTCCTGGAAAAAAGAGCACAACCTGCCGGGACACTATGGCCCTTATGACAAGGATCTGGAGGAACTCTTCCAGCGCGCCTCGGAAATAGACAATATCGTATTGAATTATCTTCGGGAAGTGGAGCATGTCATGCAATATCCTCCAAAAGCATTCAGATCCTGTCGGGGCATACTGACGCTGGAGAAAAAATATGGCCGTGACCGTCTGGTCGCTGCCTGCGCCTGCGCAGACCAGAGGCTACAATACGGGTATCAGGCCTTACGAGAGGTGCTTGAACTGGGAGAAGACGCGGATTTCCTTCCAGATGAGGACGGGAGGATACAGCCTGACATGGCTCCCCCGATGCCACTGACCCACAAAAATATACGTGGGCGTGAATATTACAGAAAAGACAAACAGGAACAATAAAGCTAAATTTATGGAAACAAATAATAAGACAGCTCCCGTAACGGGACAACAGGACCAAAACACCATATCACTGGATTTAATGGGCCGCATGAAATTACACGGCATGGCGGAGGCTTTCAGAGAAAGCCTTGCCGGCACCACCCCGCAGTCCATGACTGCGGACACTTTCCTTTCTATGCTCCTTGCACGAGAATGGGATTACCGTGCCCAGGCTGCCATAGCGCGGCTTACCAAGAATGCGGCGTTCCGATACAAGGCTTATCTCGAACAGATTGACTATGCCACAAACCGGGGGCTGGAGCGCAATCAGATGGAACGCCTCGCCACCCTTGACTTTGTACATAAGGGGCAGAACCTCTTCATTACCGGCTCTTCAGGTACAGGGAAAAGCTATCTGGCATGTGCCCTTGGCCACGAGGCATGCAAAAGGGGGTTCCGTACTTTTTATGCCAATGCGCCAAAACTACTTGGCGCACTGAAGGTTGCCAAAGTCAAAGGTACACTTGAGACTGAGCTCAAGAAGATTGAGCGTTGTCAGTTGCTCATCCTTGATGACCTGTTCCTTGTACCTCTTGATACCAAGGAACGTCCAATCCTGCTCGAAATTATAGAGGACAGGCATGAAAGGAAATCCACTATCATAACCTCGCAGTACCCATCGTCCAACTGGTATGACATGGTTAGTGACCCGACAATAGCCGACGCCATCCTTGACCGAATCATTCATACGGCACATACCATAGAGTTGTACGGTGAAAGTATGCGCAAGTTAAGATCTAATAAAAAATAGAGAATTAAAAGGGTAAAATAAAATTGACCCCTAACACCAGGACTTTAAAGGGTCAATCATATTATGGCCAAGGTGGGTAAATTCTGTTTGGCCAAAAGGGTCAAAGTAGAGTGGCTTTTC